CATCGTCTGTGAGGACGGCGCGCTCGACCTGCCGACCGTCGGCATCAACCGTGGCGGCCTTCGTTGGCCCACCTCGCCGTCGTTTGCCGACGTCGTGCTTGGTGGCGCGCTCTGGTCCTGGACGGAGACGCAAGACATCGCGGCCGTCACTGGTACCGCGCAGTCCGGCGTTAAGACCTGCGGTCGAGTGCCGTGTCCCGGCTTCAACGAGGCTCGCCTCCACTGTGACGGCATCTGCCTTACCGTCGGCAACCTGACCAACGACTCCTACCCGGAGCTCATCGCGAATCACACGCGCCTCGTGATGGTGTCGCACTTCCGCAAGATCAACCGAGCGCGCATCAACGAGCTCAGGGCCTTCAGCGCCTCGTTCACCGTCACCAACGGCTCGGCGAGCGCCGGCGTCGTCGCCAACGTGCTCGGCGCGCTCGAGCTGCAGGCGACGGACTATCGGTCGCGGTATTCGATGTGCCAGGACGCGGTTCTCGAGGTTGTGGCGCCCCGCTGGCTCCGCGGTCCGATGCGATCCGACCTGCGGAGGCGCATGGGCTCGGGTACCGACATGCTGGCGGCGACTGACGCCTACCTGATGTCGCTGTTCGACGCGATCAACATTCGCATTCAGTGGGTCGCTGACTACCAGGAGCGCACCGCGGGCTTCCCGGGCGTTCCTGGTACGATTCCCACCGCGTGGCCGACCACCGTCGAGTTCATGCTCTTCGCGCCCGGCACCGTCGTGCTCGGCACGGGTCTACGCCTCGACCTCGGCATCATCCGCGACTCGGTTCTCAACCAGACCAACGACTTTACCGCGGAGTGGATGGAGGAGTGCTGGCTGATGTTCAACCCGGGCCACGAGGTGCGCAGGTTGACGGTCAACATCTGCCCGGACGGTACGACCGGCGCGGCCGACCTCACCGAGTGTGGCGTCTAAGCCTTGCTCACCACTCCCCAGCGAACCGGTACAGGAGAGGAGGGATGACCGGTGGTAAGTAACCGCGACTGGGTAACCCCGCCGAAGTTCGAGCCTCTGCTGTACCGGCTCCGCGACGCGATCGACGGTCCACATCCGTATCGAGGACACCAGAAGCTTGGCGTGCAGTTCACGCCTGATATCTGCTCATTCCCACTGCAGACGACTACGGAGTGCGTCACCGGCTTTGGTACATCGAAGACCGCCACCGGCTCACTGGGTAACCGGGCCTCGAACTCGTTCGCGGTCTACACGTGGGTTGACTGCTCACTCGTTGGCATGGGCATGGAAGAGCTGCGGCGTCGAACCCTAGCGGCGCACAACAACAACGCACAGACGATCGTCGAGCGTGTGTTTTGGTCGGGTGGCGACTTCAACACGTCACAGCACCTCGCCGAAGACACCGCAATCACGGAGGTTGTCGGCGGCTCCACAGTTACTCTTCAGTCCGCGGCCACCACTATCGTCACAGGTGCAGTCGACGTCGTCGAGGGCATCGGTCGACTCGAGCAGGCGATGGCCGACTGCTACAGCGGCACACCTATTCTTCACATGCAGCGCGGCGTCGGGGTTCACCTTGCGGCGAATCATGTTTTGGAGAAGAAGGGCCCTCGACTGCTTACGCCGCTTGGTTCAATCATCGTACCAGCTCCGGGATACACAGGCACGTCACCGGCTGGCGCGACGCCTACGGCGGGTACGACCTGGATCTACGCAACGGGCAGCGTGAAGATGCTGCAGTCTGAACCTATGTTCATCGATCAAGACGCGAGTGAGATCCTGCGCCGCAGCACCAATGACACGGTGCTGATCGTCGAGCAGCAGTTTACATTAATGTGGGACTGCTGCCACTTCGCGATTCCCGTCAGTCTCGGAGGTGTCATTACAGGCACCTGGAACTCTGCGACGTAGGAGACATCATGGTAGCTCAGTGTGGTGCCGCTGCGCAGGGTACCGTTCTGCGCTTAGTCAAGCTCGACACGTGCGGCTCGCCGGTCACCGGAGCCTCGAGCGCGGTGGTCGTGACGGACGGCTACATTAGCGTCCAGTCCGAGCCGCAGTACGAGGACGGCGATCAGATTCGTACTAAGAAGGCCAACGGTAAGATGTGCATCAACCGTCAGGGTCCCAACCAGTACGTAAACTCGAACCTGACACTCCAGCTCTGCGTTCTCGACCCGGACGCGTCGGTCATCATCTTTGGCTCACGTCTGCTACTCGCGGCGTCGGTCACCGGCACGGGTGGTGCCTACGGCTACAACAACCCCGAGGCGCACTTCTCGCTGGAGACGTGGCAACCTCTGAGCGGTCCAGGTCAGTGTGATCCGATCACCGGCGCGCAGCGGTACGTGTACTGGGCGTGGCCACACGTGTGGAACGCCAAGGTCGGCTCGTTTACGATCGAGAACGGTCCCCTGGAGTTGTCCGCCGAGGCGATGACGAACTTCCCGTCCTCGTTGTGGGGTGACGGTCCGGGTACCGGTACGTCGTGGCTTCCGGGCGCGATCGACACGACGTCATACATCGACGACTGGCTCTGGAACATCACTACGACGCCGCCACCTACCGTTCCGACGCAGTGTGGCGCGTTCCTGCTGACGTAAGCTACGGTGCTGAACGCCGGTGGCCAGCGGCAACGCCGCAGCTGCCGGCGTTTGCCCGTCTACGGGTGTCTCAGACGGCATAGATTTGGCTCAGGGAGGTGTTCAAGTGGCTGATACGTACAGCTGGGGGCCCTGCCAGGCGTGGACGCCGACCTGGCCAGGTGGCGAGTGCAACGTGCTACTCGAGACGGGTGCCGCCGCGGTAAGTGGTGTCGCCGTCGCCGCGGCGTCTGAGATTCTATATCACCTTACCGCACAGCGCTTTAGCGTGTGTGAGGTGAAGCTGCGGCCGTGTCGGCAGACGTGCTGGCCTGACTTCAGGTGGGGCTCGTGGTGGCAGTTCGGCACATATCCTCAGCCGTACTGGTGGAACGGTACGTGGTACAACCTCGCCTGTGGACAGTGCCCGGATGACTCGTGCTCCTGCGTCGCTTTGGAACAGGTTACCCTACCGGGTCCGGTATTTGGGATCACCGAGGTCAAGGTCGACGGCGTCATACTGACGCCGGACACCGACTATCGAGTCGACGACTACCGCAAGCTTGTGCGTCTCGGCGGTAACCTCTGGCCGTTCTGCCAGGACATGAACCTGCCCGACACGGAACTTAGTACGTGGTCAGTTACTGCGCAGTACGGCGAACCGGTTCCCGCCCTGGGATCGCTGGCGGTGGGTGAACTCGCGGCTGAGATCATCAAGTACCTGCTGTGCCTCGACTGCCAGTTGCCGCAGGGAGTAGTGGACATAAGTCGACAGGGCATCTCGATGACCGTAGCGAACATCGCTGAGCTGTTCAATACCGGGTTCATTCAACTACGAATGTGTGATCTGTTTATCAAGACGGCCAATCCGAATCACCTTAGGGCTCGATCACAGGTTTATGACCTCGACGGTCCGCAGCATCGAGCCTGGGGAACGTCATGATCGAAGCCTGGACTGCCGCCGTCATCGTCACCGGCGTAGGTCAGTGCATCGTCGAGGAGCTGCAGGCGACGCCCGAGTCGGGTGGAACCCCGGCTAACATGCGCCTCTGTCTTCTCGTTCCGGGCAACATTGCTTGGGACGGCTGCGACTGCGGCCAGCTCGCGGTGACGATCCAGAGCATCTACCCGACTGTGACGTTTCCGATCGACGCCTCAGACGTAGTCGTCAACGGCAACTGCGGTCCATTCGGTCAAGTCGTTGAGGTTCTTGTGTCGTTGACGCGGTGCGTGCCGGGACTTGACGCGAATGGAAAGCCGCCGACGTGCGCGAAGTTGCGCGCCGCCGCGCTGGTTCAGCAGGGCGACGCATTCGCCATACGCAACGGTGTGGCGTGCTGCCTGCGAGAGTTGAAGCGAACTCAGAGAATTCAGAAGTATACCGTGGGACGCACCAACTTCGTAGGTCCAGAGGGCAACTGCGGCGGCGTAGAGTTGATCTTTAAGTTTGAGCTTGTCTAGGAGGTGACCGGTTGCCGGCGAAGGTCACTCACAAGTTCAACAAGGCCGTGGAGGAGAAGATCCTCACTAGTCCGGTCGGCGGCGTCGCTAAGGATCTACTTAAGCGAGGTGCACGCGTTCAGTCGCGCGCTCGCCGCAACCTCAGTGGAGTTACGGGATCGGGACCACGGCGCATTAACACAGGTCACCTACGCGCTAGCATTACTGTAAAGCTTGTGGTGCGCCCAATGGACCTTGCCGTTCGGGTCGGCACGAACGTTCTCTACGCGACGTGGGTTCACGACGGTACCGGCATCTACGGGCCGAAGCACACGCCGATTCGACCGAAGCAAGCGAAGGTTCTCGTCTTTCGATCGAAGATCTACGGGGCGAAGAAGGGTAAGTACCAGGGTCTCGTGTTCGCGAAGTCCGTGAAGGGCATGAAACCTAATCCGTTTCTCAAGAACGCACTCTCCGCAGCCGACAGTAAGAACCCTGCATAGGAGTATCGAAACTCGTGTTACCGTCTGACTAGACGCAGTAACGGCGACGGGCTAGGAGTTAACGTGACGCAACCGAGACGGCAAACGCGGGACTTCTCGAAGAAGAGACCGCCGGTCGACTTTACGATCGATGAAATCCGGTATGACTGCTTCAAGGCGCTGGATCTCAACCAGCTCGCCGAGTTCGCAAACCTTACGCGCAACCTCGGCGAGATCTCGAAGGGATTCGAGGACGGGGAACCCACCAGTGTCGAGAACGCACGCGACGCCGCGGCGCGGTCGACCGAGGCGATCGATAGGATCGCTAACTTGATGAAGATCGTAATGCGGAAGGCCAGCTACGGCGCATTCATCGCACGTCTTCGGCCCACGGATGAGGAGCGTGAGGATCCCGACTTCGAGCCGATCGACTACACGCAACTCCTGGACATCGTTAAGTGGTTGATGGAGGTCTACACGGACCGCCCTTCCAAGCCGTCGTCGACCTCCTCCACTGGATCGGAGACCGACGACGGTGGCACCTCTTCAACGGCTGGTGCCTCGCTCGAGGAGCTTATCCCCGCCGACTTGACCCAGGAGACTTCTTAGACCTACTGCACTTCTACCTAGTTGAGGAGGCGATCGTGGAGCACCGAGTTAAGGAGCACGTTCGCCTACGTAACGACCTCAACTTGAAGCTCATCGGTGAGCTTAGCGTTGCCGAGCGTGATATTGCGCCGGCGGTCGCTGAGGTGCAAACTCGCACCGGCGTTCGACCGCCGACGTGGTTCAACTCCGGTGGAGTCAGCTTCGCCGACGTCACCGCCATTGCGGTGACGCAGAGAGCGGGGAGGTAGCGGTGACTGCACCGATCGACGTCGCCTACGTCGACATCGTGGCGCGCACCAAGGAGTTCCGCAAGGACATCAAGGACATCATCGACGATGAGGTGAAGGAACTCGACAAGTCGATGAATGACGCGCTTGACGACATCGACGCGCACTTCAAGAAGACCTCGAAGGAGGCTGAGAAGGCGCTCAAGGAGGTCGATGATGCGGTCAAGAAGACAGCCAACGTCATTGAGCACGAGATGGGCGACGCGATCCACGGCCTCGGAGTCGAGAGCGACG